CTATGTATCGTTGCAATCTATCTACAACAACATATGTTTTATTGCCTATTCGTATTGTAGGTACTTCATTATTATTAACGAGATAGTATGCTTTATTTTTACCGATATGCAGATAGTTTTGTAGCTCCTTAATAGTCATTAAATTAGACAAATTGTAATCTTTAAATTTGCAATTCATTAATTATCCTACCTTAAACTTTACTTTCCGCTACTACCAAGGCGACCTGTACCCCTTTCTGACGGAATGGTTTTAAGCTCCTCGTATGTGTATTCTTCTATCTCAACTTCTGGAACAGGAAGTACAAGAGCCTGACAAATGGCTTTTTCATATGGATATAAAATGCAATCGTAAGCCATAGCAGCAAAAAGCTTTTTGAAAATAATGATTGGTACGTCATTTGTATTAGTAACTGGAACACCCCACTCGCCACGATAGCCACTGTCAATTATTCCACACCTCTGTGCCATGCCCTTAGTGCCTGTTGAACTTCTCTCGTGCAATACGAAACAGTAATCTGTATCACAAGCTGAAGCTATGCCTGTCGGTATTATAACCGTAGTATGTGGTTTTATTATTATGTAATCTTCGTCAAAACAAGGATAAACATCATAGCCTGCATCTTCTAGTCTTTTGGTTGGTATAATTGCGTTTGGTTTTGTCTTTGCAAATTTTACTGTCGTTATCATTTTATCTCCTTTACTTTTCTTTTGCTTTATGTTATAATTAATAGAGTCATTAGTCGCCACCATTCAGAAAACATAATATTGAACACATTATAATTTCTATGGTGGCTAATGACTTGTTTAAGGGTTTGTTTGTATGCAAGCCCTTTATTTTTTTGTTATTAATCGCACCACAATACTACTTGGTTTTGTTTTAGGCTTTTCTGCACATCAATAACTCTCTGATTGCTTGACCCTCGCCATTTTAATGTTATGTCACGTTTACTATCTTCGTATTGACCGTCAATGATTACATCAAGATACTCCATAATAGGCAAATCTTTAATTTCTTCCCACTTATAACCTGTATACAGCCATTGAGTTTTTGTAGGATGATAAAATTTAACCAATGTAGATATTGCTTGTATGATTTCACGATTATCTGGTAGTAAAGGATCACCGCCCGAAAATGTGATACCTGAAATATATGGTTTGTCTAAATAATCACATATTTCAAAGAAAGTATCTAAATCAAATGGTATACCATTATTTTTGTCCCAAGTTTGTGGGTTTTGACAGTTTTGACAACGGTGACTACAGCCTGATACCCAAAGGACAACTCTGCAACCAGTTCCATTAGAAGTGGAACATTTGTCTATTTTTAGATAATTCATGCGTGTCTTACCCTCATTTCTACTTCCTGTTGTTTGCCTTTGTTAAAAGCAGATTTGTAGTCGCCTGTTAGATATCCTGTTACTCTACGAAGCCTACGAATGTCAGGGCAATTACACATAGGACATTTATCATTAATTTCGTCCGTATATCCACAATTTGTACACATATCATTTGGCACATTGATAGCAAAGTATGGTATGTCTTTATCCATAGCATAGTTTACTATTGTTTCAAGCGACTCAAGATTATTCTTTACTGTGCCTTCAAGCTCAACATAGGTAATACAGCCTGCGTTTGAATATCCTGTAAGTTGTGATTCAATGTCAATCTTTTCAAATGGTGTCATATTAGTCCAAACAGGAACATGGATAGAATTTGTAAAAAAGTCCTTGTCTGAAACATTGGGAATTACACCATATTTATCTTTGAATTTCTGCATGGCTGTATAACAAAGATTTTCCGCAGGAGTAAAATAGACACCGAAGTTAAGTTTATATTGTTCTTTGAATTTAGCACATCTATCCTTAAATAGCTTTTCTATTCTTTTAGCAAGCCTCATACCTTCTTCGGTTGTATGGTCTTTACCAATAAGAATTTGAAGTGTTTCTGCAAGACCAAGCTGACCGATGGCAAGTGTTCCGTGTTTTAATGCACTGCGAATATCTTTTCCGTCATATCCTGCCATGACATTGTTTTCGTACATAAACTTTGCCGATTTAGGATTTTGAGAACAAATCCATTCAAATCTCTCGAGTAACATCGCCGCAGCTTCTTGAATTTTTACATCAAGAAGATGCATAAATCTACTTATAAGAATGTTTGTATCATCAAAAGAATGATGCTCCTTGACATCCATGTCATAATCTGTTTTACATTTCATAGCAAGGGTTGGCATAATAATTGTTGCAGGACAAATATTGCCACGTCCGTCTTTAAGCTGTCCGAAGCCATTTATATCATATCCGTTTGCCGTCCTGCACCCCATTGTACTGAATAAAGTTTTAGGATCATTTTTATCGTAACCTTTGTTACCACTCCAATCACAGTTAGCATAGTTTGGATATAGCCTCTGTGCTGTTGACTTTAAGGCAAGTTTAAATAAGTCGTAATTAGGTTCACCTTCTTTACGATTTACTCCCTTCATGCACTGGAAAATGCCACAAGGGAAGATAGAGGTTTTATGTAATTTGCCAATACCATTGATAGACACTTCAAGCAAAGCTCTAATTATAAGTCTGCCCTCTGGCAGTGTACAAGTGCCATAATTAATGCTAGTAAAGGGAAGTTGATTTCCTGAACGACTTTGGAGAGTGTTGAGATTATGATACATACCCTCGACAGCTTGATAAACTTCTTTGGTAGTCATATCTATTGCATATTGATAGGCTTTTTCATTACGTTTGTCGTTTGCTTCAATATCGTCAAAAGATAATTCATTTGGTACTCTATTTATATAATCTTCCGATGACTCACAACAATATTTAAGTCCATCTCTAAAATGCTTTGAAAAGCTTTTCCTAACATATGGTATCATAGTCCAATCTAGGTGACTAGCCGAAACACCGCCAAACTGCTGTAGGGATTGAAGCTGAAAAATAACCGCCACAAGTTGGAATGCTGTACTTACTGATTGTGCAGGTCTTACATCCGTTTGTCTTGTGTTAAAGCCATTTGCAAGTAAATCGTCAAACGGAATTGTCAAGCAATTATGATCTCCCACGGCATAATGGGACAAGTCATGAATATAAATTTCGTTATTAATATGATTATTTCTTGCCATGTCAGACATACAATACTCAAGAGCATATCTTTTCATAACAAGGTCTGCTGTCTCGCCAATTCTACCACCAAATGAATGTTCATCAACATTGGCATTTTGATTTTGAACGTTTTCGGCTGATACTTTTTCTTTTACAGCTTCCATTAACTCCTTGTATTCATTTCTTACCATAGCTCTTTTATATCTGTATTTAATATAAGCTTTCGCTACATTTTTGTCATAATCCATAAGCGTTGTTTCAACTATATCCTGAATATCCTCTACTGAAATTTCTAACATGGTTTCAAGTTTTCTGCACACTTCAACGCATATGTCGCTTGCAAGTTCGGCATTTATATCCGATGTATCAGAATAAACTTCATTATACGCTTTCAAAATTGCTTTACCTATTTTTGCCCTTTCAAATTTTACTTTAGTTCCATCTCTTTTAATTACTATTTTGCACATTTTATCGCTCCTTATCATTGCTTTCAGTTCCATTGGCATTTTCCTCTTTATCATTCTCATCTAATTCATTAAGCATTTCGGTCACTGTTCTATAGGCTATTAGAAAACCAAGTACAAGCCCAACCAAAGCACCAATAATAAAATTAGCCATTTTTATCATGTTCCTTTCTGTATTTTTCGTATTCATTTCTAATTTGCTCCAAAGTACAAATTTTATACGGTATATGTCTGTTGTCACAATATTTAATCTCCGTACAGCAACCTTTGGAGAATTGCCAATCATTTGAACAAATAATCATTTCATCTGCAAGTTCTTCAAGTAACAACAGAGTCATGTTTAACCCTTGCTCATAAGTGGTACAATCGTAAAGGCTACCAAACATTGCAATAGGATTGAGATACAAATTCTCAGGGTGCATTATAGTTAACAACCTTTGGCACTCATTTATTTTACTTAAATTTTCTTGCTTGCCACCATATGGGTGGGATAAGTAAACAATGCTATTATAATGTTCTCTGTTAATTATGTTCAGTTTCGGTATCATTATCTCCCTCCTGCTTAGCTATAATTCTTTTCACATAATTTTTTAGATTTTCATAAGCTGTGTTGATATTTTCATCATTATTGATAACGTAATCAACAGATGATTTGCAGTTTCTAAATTCTATCTCGTCTTGCTCAAAACGTTTTCTAACTTCTTTAAATGCTTTGCCAATATTCTTATACATTTTATAATAACGTCTAAACAGGCGATCATACCGAGTAATCGGCAGGCAATCTATAAAGATAGAATAAATTTCTCTATCACCCCTGTACTTTTTACGGAGTTCATTAAGCCCTGTTTGGTCTACAACGTAAAGATTATATGTATCATCGTCAATTTGACTTGCCGTTACTCCATAATGATTACCAAGATAATAGTTATATGCCACAATATCATTAAGTGCTTTAAATTCCTTTTCTGAAACAAATGTGTGACCTGCTTCACCCTCGTATCTCGGAGAACGAGTTGTGTAAGAGGGTATCTGCTTCATATTAAATTCTTTTTCAAGCATTTGTACAAGTGTTGATTTACCACTTGCCGAAGCTCCAAGTATGCAAAATAGTGGTTTAGTCATCTTTATTCTCCTTTAAATAGCATGGAAACATTTCTTTACACTCTCCAGCGTATTTACACATAGGAACTAAAAAATCTTTCCAAATATTATCAAGTTCAATAATTTTATCGCACATTTCTTTTATAACTTCTCTTGTTTCTTTGGCAGCCTGATTACACAATCTTTTATTGGCAATGCTCATGAGTTCTTCACCATTAAAGTCCCATATCATATTGACAGGTGTGTCCTGTGGGGCTTTAGTCCTATCATAATCAGATTGCCTATCGTTTCTCTGAGATTTAACATAAGGTTGTGCATGAATGTGTCTTACAAGATGTACCGCCACCCAATTAGGGATATCTTCAAACAGTACCGCAAATCTTAATCTACGTATTGGTGAATGTCTTGCTTTTAATATTTTATATTTCCATTCGTCTGTCGGTGGTGTTTTAGCCTTTAGCCCTACTGTCACCAAAGCTCTTTGTTTTACTGCAATCCAATCTTCATTAGTTGGATATTCAAGTATTGTTACTTTCATTGTTTTTTCCTCTACCTTATAATAAATTCTGCAAACATTTTTTCTGCGTTCTTTTCGTGTTCTGTCGGCACAAACATTATTACTTCGTTTTCAAGGTCAAGTGCGAATATGCCCACTATACTACTTGCACTTACGCAATAATGACTCTGCTTTAGGTCTATGTTATAATTAATCATATTTGCAAGCCTAATAAATTTTTGTACCTCTTTTACTGTAGTAAATCTAATTTTATATGCTGTATACTCCGTTACCATTTTCATCTGTCCTTTCTCGCTTGTTTAATTTGCTGTCATAGCAACCATAAAGGCTCTTTGTACGATTGCTTTATTTTTGGCTTTTGTGATCTTCTGCCTTTCTCTAGCCTGAGTAAGTTCTTCCTCGCTCATGAAATATGTATTTAACTCTCTACACTCTGTTTTATAGCGTTTTAGCTGTCTACTCTCCTCCTCTCTAGCTAAACGCTTTCTTTTTCCTGCTTTCTTGTCGTATGCCAATTTTTAAATTCACCTCTTTTCTAACTAATTTTCTGAATCGACACAATATTACCAGAATAATTGCTATAAGTACCAATGTTACCACTGCTCATAACATCATTATCAAGTGCATATGTATCAACTATAAATTCAACCACGTTCTTAAAGCCATTGCCTGTGTCTCTATACTGATTGTTATAGTCAGTATGGATATCAGCTTTACAATCGGCTAAAACAGCGGTGAATGAATTACCTGTGTCGGTTGTAATCAAATAGCGTGTGCCTATTTCTGTTCCATAATAGCTACCGAGAGCTATACAAACATCGTCACATTGTCTGCGTATTCCCTGACTATCCGTCCAACAATTAAGTTGTAATTGATATTGTGAAGAGTTGGTGTCAGTTATATAACGATAGTCCATGTAGGCGTGAAATGAAGTGTCGCCTATTGGGATATTATAACTTATCAATTCTATTTCTGGCTCTGCTTCAGACTCAGTAACTATCGTTGTAGTTTCGGTTACTTTGTGACTATACGGCTTTGTAGTTCTTACTTCTTTTGTAGCGGTTTTAGCAGTAGTAGTTTCGGCATTTGCTACAGTTTCATTTTTTATATTTGTCGCTGATTTGCTTTTGAATGTAGTTTTTGATGTATTATCTGTTGTGTTTTTAGTGATATCAGGTGTTGTTTTTATGTTCGTGATAGTTGTTGAATTTTCGGCTTTATTTTTTTCAAAATTGTGTTTGTAATCTTCATTGATACCTATAACTTTCACAACTCCAAAACCGATAACTATTACGCAAACAGCAACTATAAGTTGTATTATTTGTTTTGTTGTCTCGTTTTTCTTTTTGTTCATATGTGTTTATTCCTCGTCATCGTAATAACAATATTTATTGTCATAATTTTCAGCGTTCATTTTTTCACAAGGGATATCGTTGTATTCGCACAAATCATCAATATCCATATTATGATTTGACAAATATTCAATAGCCTTTTCTTTAGCACATTCGCTACAAAGTTCTTTCGAGTCATTGTCAATAATATAAAGCATATCAACCTCAGTTCCACACTTATCACATATTAAAACACGATAATCTCGACCCATGTAACAATGACAGCAGGGAAGTCCAAGAGCAGTACAACCCACACAATCATTTCGTATCTCACTTGCCATGTTTTTTATTCACTCCTTTACTTCTTTGAATCTAGCGTAAAAGCTGTCATTAATATCGTAAACATTGTCATATGTATTACAACTTTTTCTGCCATGACCGTCTATTAGTCTGCCATTTTTTACTTCGTATACTTTTCCTTCTTGAAAGTTATGGGTGTCAAAGCAAGCCACCCATATACATTTCAAGAGAGTGTTCCAAGCATTATTTAACATTTTGTTTCCTTTCTAGTTTCAGTATCAACCTCAAACAGTTTTTCAAATATGTAATAAAGTACATCGACCACAATAGAGTTACCTGCCTGTTTATAAAGTTGACTGTCAGAACTAAAAGCTTGTGATTTATCGAATTGTTCATCAGTAAATCCCATAAGCCTATAACATTCTTTGGGAGTTAGTTTACGAACACGAAAACTTTCAACCACACCTGCATCATTAGCATTTGCCTTCAATGTTTTAGAATAACCTTTCATTGGCGGTCTATATCCAAAAGATTGACTTTGATTGGTGATTACACCACTAACTTCGCCATTAGAGTCCTCTATAAACCTTTTGTACATCTGCTGTTTCCATTCAGAATGTGACAGTTCATTAGGTTCAACTATAGCTTGGTTACAACTTGTAGTCAATGTTTGTGCGCAACCCTTTCCGACCCTGCCTCTTCTTGTCTTAGAATTAGGCTGTTCCAGATTTACACTATCACCTTCATAAATTTCTGCATAGCCTTTCTTAGTTGCTTCTTTCACATAGGCAACCGGTTCTGCTATTTTAGTTTCTGTATTACCACCACCACAAGTATGTAAAGTAGGCGAAATACCTTCAGGAGAATAGTATCTTCTCGCAGATTCATATATTTTATCCCATTTGTCACCTTGTAAGCTACCTTCTTGTATGCAACGATTGGTGTCAAGTATTTGCTTTGGTTGCTTATAATCAGTAGCTACTAATGCACCCATAATGCCATTTGGGGAATAAACTAAATCTCTAGTTCCTATGCGATGATTGTGTTTGCCCTTAGTAGTGCCTACAACATTTGCATCTAAATTTTCCTTATTCAGTATAAGTCTGTTCTGAATTTCTTCACTCAAATAATACTTTTCATCTACATTATTTTCAAGAAAATCTTTAAGTCTGACTCCGTTATCAAAAGGCTGCGGAAATTCAAATTTACCATCATCAATATCTTTGCGAATACTTATAGCAAATACTCTTTCTCTATTTTGAGGGATGCCATAGTCTTTAGCATTTAAAACTTTCCAATATGTATTGTAACCAAGTTCATCAAGCCAAGCCACCCATTCATCAAACTGCAGTTTAAATTTTTTACCCACAAGATTTTTGACATTTTCGAGCATTAGATATTTTGGTAAAGTCAACATTTTGTTGGCTCTTTCAAGAAGTCTTTGTACTTCATATAGTAAACCTGAACGTGTTTGACCCTGTTTTATTCCCTCTTGTTTACCTGCCACAGAAATATCGGTACAAGGAAATGAATATGTCCAAAAATCAGCATAGTCAAGATGTTCGAGTTTACTAATGTCACCTAAATTCCTCGAAAGCTTATTAGCGAGCCAATATTTTTCAAGCTCTTTTGATTTGCTATTTACAAATCTGTACCAATTATAAGGTTTATTTTTCTGAAAATCATATCCAAGATTAATTTCTGTAAGCTGTCTAGCCATTTCTTCTCTTGTAGGATATTCAGTATATGTATTTATAAGTTCTTCCGTAAGTCCACAATGAATAGACGCATATGCTAAAACTGCATTATGATCTATGTCAGATGTATGTTTAATTTCACGAGGTATTCCAAGCCTTTCTAATGCTGAAACTTGTGCGCCTATACCACTAAATAATTCGTTTACTGTTATTTTTTCCGTTTTCACTATTTGTAAATCCTCCAATTTGTCCTTTATTGGAAGATAATTGCAATTATCATGTTCACTCAGGTAGCTAATCTGAGCGTTCCGTTTTGTTTTATCTCTTATTTTTCTTAATAAAATGTTGGTTTTATATTTTTAGTTGCTTTCAACTTTTTTCACGATCCAGCTAATGCTTTTACTAATGCTTTTGACTTTTCAATCCTATTTTTCATATCAACAGACAGCCTACTATTGGAACACTTAAATTTCAAAGGATATATTCCGTTATATTCCGCAAGACGTTCTAATGTAATTCTATGCTTATTTTTCAATTCAGCATATATTTCATGTGTACACGTTACTTGGTCTAGTTTCACAAGTTTATCACAGCAAGGACAACGTGTTATAAGAATTGGCACTTTATAATGAGGGTATTTTCCAAACTCATATCTGTAATAAGGCTCGCCCATTGAAACTCGGAGCATTTCTTCTTCTGAGTGACCGATTTCACCTTTTTCATACAATTCTTTGGCTTCTTTTTCCTCAAAATAAAACTCAGAATTGCAAGCTTTACATTGCCCTTTAAATAGTGTTATGCCCTCAATAAAATTTTCACCCAATTTGGTTACAAACATTTGTTACCTCCATTTTCCATTAATTAACCCCTGCTACAATTATATAAACTCTGCATTATCAGGTAGTCTATCTCGAAATTCTTTAGGCACTTCACCATTGTGCCATAAATTATTTGTTACGATAATTTCACCTGTATGTAATTTAATTTTAAATTCTCTACCACCATATCCCCTAAAAGGACTGTCACTCATTGGGTGAGCTTTGTCTAAGTAATAGCAAATACCATTAATAATAACGTGTTCGTCCTTTTCTTTTATAATTTCAAGCCAGAACTTGTTATGGAAACATTCGCTACTATCACAAACTTTCTCATATGGCTCTGCATGGCAGACTTTGTGGAATACTTGACCGCAGATTTCACATTTTATATTTTGAATAGTACAATCCATTTTGTTTATCTCCCAACTTTTATATCAACCACTTTGCCTCTAGTAAACCAATTTGAGCGTTCAAAAGTTCAACTCTTTGTTCCAAAGATGAAATGTATTTCTGTAAATAATTAATTCTGCCCAAACAATGTTCATAATCTGCATTAATAAGAGTTTCCCAACTTATACCGTTTGAAGAACAAGACTCCGCTTTATCATCATAATGTATTGGCAAATCAATAGCATCGTCAGGGATTGGTCTACCATTCTTTACCGCTTCTTCAATAGCCTTGTAACACGCCATTTTCTACACGCCTTTCTTACCAAGTTTTTTATAGTGATAGTTTTGTTCCATCACTTTCATCTTCGTAAACATATGTTGAATTATTCAATAGTACAACTTTCTTAATTTTCTTATTCATTTTCTTCCATTTCACCATTCTGATATTCCTCCTTATTTTCTTCTGTGAATACAAAGGAGCCTGAACCTTCATCGTCAGACTCCCTGCTTACCTGAAATTTAACTGTTCCATTCTGGATGCCATCCAAAAGATCATATAACTGATCATTATCCATCTTCATACCACGGATGCACCTGATCATCTCATTGTCCTCTTCCTGCTTTAATGCAGCCTGGACACCCCTAAGATATTGCTGCAGATC